TTCAATTGGCTCTCCACGAGCATCACATTCAGTCAACTTAGGAGAACAATGCATTTCGTAGTACGTACCTACATATTCCCAACCAAGTTCCTCGACACCCTCTTCATAGTTTTCTTCGTAAACCGCTTCGACTTCTTCAACGATGGCTTCTTGTTCATCATCATCAATTTCTTTTTGATAAGAAGAAACGTGCCAGTATTCCCAGCAACCATCCCAACACTCAAGCATTTCAGCATGATGATAATCCTCTGTGACATCAACGAAATCATCTGTTTCTAGCGGCAGCATTTGTGATGTGAGCATTTCAAGTAAAGATGTATCGGGATCTAGAACTTCTTCTTGAGTTTCTGGATCTGTCACAGTGTGACCGAAATCTGTTGCCCAATCAAGAACAGCAGTGTCGCCTTCATACCCTTGTTCTTTGATGATTTCCAAACATTCTTCTTTTGTTTCAGGAACAGAAATCGTCCAAGAACCCCAACGCCAACCTAACTCTTTGCGTAGCCAGATTTGATTGCCGTCTTCGTCTTTGCGTTTAAATGCTGTAAACTCGACTACGGATTTTTTGTATGTCGGTTCGAGTAGATAATGTTTCATAATGTAACCTTTATGATTTATGAATAAAAACTTTGTTTCGCTTTATTTTTTTCACGTCTTGCACGTTTGACTTGTTCTTGCTTAGTAAGTCGTTTTGAAGTTTTCTTTGAAGGCTTTTTTTCATCACGCCCCCATTCATCTTCTTCATACCAATCTTTAAAACCTTTAGGATTCTGTTTCTTGGCCATCGTAAATTACTTTTCCTTAGTTGTGATTAAATTGTCAAACGCTTCATTAATTATAGCAACTGTTAAACCCTTGAACGGTTTACGTTGTACTAAATGCTCTAGGATTTTTGCATCATCTTTATGAACATTTTCTAACATTTGAATGAATAGTGATTCACGCTTAATAGGATTCAAATTATCTCCAGCAAATCCTTTCACAAAATACTTTAATTTTCTAGCTTCTCTATATAACAACCCATGCGAGTCAGGAAACTGTGATGCTGTATATGGAGGTACGCTTTGAGGTAAGTACAGCTCATATAAAACTTTATCATATGTCAATGCTAAAATCAACCGCAATTCTGCTGAATCCCATACTTTTAAGAATTCAATTTTATCAGCTTTTTTAGACATCACTGTCACTTCATTAATAATTTCTGCTATCGACTTAGTCGCCATTTTAAAACTCCGTAATGTGTTCCATAAGAACTCTTAATTTATTTTTAATAAAATAGTTCAACAATTTTGATCTATCATTAGGTTGCTTATCAAATTGCTCTATCACTTGATCTTTAATTGCTTGAGGAACAGATGACAAATCAATCAATGCTTGATTCCGATGCCAGTTTCTTTGATATTCCTCTGTCCAACTATTTATATCATTAGTCATAAACTCATTAAGACGTTTCTTTGTAACGGGTTTTTGTCTTTCGCCTTCGACGAGACATGCATCTGGAGACAAAATATTGGGAACACCATCACCAGAATCGCCACGAATGATATGTTCTTGCAAATATTCACATGGATCATTGTGACTAATCCAACGTTTACGTACAGGATCATATTGTTTTATATTCGCATACATGTGAAGTTGAATGTAATCTTTATCGCCTGACAGAATAAGAATAGGTTCACCTGTATTCAATTGCTGGCCATACTTGTGACAAAGTGTGCCGATAGCGTCATCTGCCTCAGCGTGTTCAACTTGAATTACCTTGTACGGAAAAATTTCTTTGATTTCGGCTTTGACATTATTGATTGCGCTAAAGATACCATTCCAATCAAGCTCTGATTTATCACGGTCACGTTTACGTGATGCTTTGTAATACGGATACACCTTTTTACGCCAATAGTTTTTATCATCAGCACAAATGACAAGCTCTCCGTATTCAGCTTTAAACTTTGTTCTATACGAACGAAGTGAATTTAAAATCATGTGTCGAACCATGTTCTCGTCAATCATTGCATTGTGATGATTGCCGATCTGTGCCATGATGTTCGAAATCATAACTTGATTTAAGTCAATTAATATCATTAAATTTCTCCTAGTTTGTAATAATATATATTACAATATCTAAGCCCTGTTGTCAACCGTTAAAAAAATCTTCTATGAAAGCATCGGGGTCTTTGATTTGGAATATGATCCTCGATAAATCTTGTGTCGGGAACCTTGTATCCAAAGATTGGTGCATCAACCCCTTTAACGCTTCAACTACTAAGACAATGTCTTGAGCGCATTTAGGATTTTCTGCATTAAAACCAAACTCGTGTAATGATTCTATAATGTTTAGCGTATAATCTAATGATAAGTCAATTATCAAATTGTCTATATCAAAAGACCTATTATTTTCATCATTACTATCTTGATGCTTTTTCAATCTTTCTCTGGCTTTAGTGAAATCAATGACATTAGACATCACTGCACCTTAAGCAAAATCGTATCTTTGTTGATACGTCCGTTCATAGGTGCTTCTACAGCATTAATGCCATCCATGAATTTGCGTAGCGCAACTTTGCCTGACGACTTAAACTCTTTTAGTTTCTCATCAGGTTTACGCAATGTCTTATGAACAGATTTTGCTTCATCGAAACCTTGCAGTGTTGTGCCTTTAACAGACAAACCTGTGCCTGGACGTTTCGTGCCTTTCGGGTCAATGTTTGACGCAATGTATTTGCCCAACTTGCGTGTCTTGACATTATACACCCACAACTCAGATGCACCTACAACATCTACAGGATTAATAGACACGAGCGCAAGATCATTAAATGCTTCAAGATACTTGATATCCTTAACAACCTTATCTGCTGAGCGTGCTTTCGGTGTACGAGGTTTTCTCTTAGCTGCCGCCTTCTCGATGATGATATTACACGCATCAATGATTGACTGCAGAGCGTTGATTTTCTTTTTGATAACAGCAGTTGTTAGGTGCGAATAACCTTCTAATAATTGTTCGTACATGTCTTTCTCATGCTCGGTCATCTTCTTAGAAGGTTTTGCAATCAACTCATTGTATTCGTTCAACTCACCTTCATACATCTTAATGATCTTACGAGCGTGTGCTTGTGAAATGTCATGTTTCGCAAAGTGCGAATTCACATTGAATCCGTCTGGCTTGAATCCTTTCTTATCAAAATCCTCAAGCCATTCATCAACGTCTTTCAATACGTCAACACACTTCTCAAACATGATTTGTTGAATAGATGGTTTGTATACTTTTTTTGCAGGTTTATCATCTTCGACAACTTCGATTTTAGATTCACCTGACTTAATCATCATTGCTGCTTGCTTATGCAAGAACTCTGATATAGGTTTGATATAACCTGTCGTTCCAGGCAATGTTTCCCAATACTTTGCGTATTTTTCATTGTAGTCAGGACACCCATCAGCAAGAATACGTGCATAGATGTAAGGTGTCGATGTTTGACTACTTGCTTTCTTTGCAAGTGCAATCTGTTCTTTTGTATATTCGTTTTGCGACATCCAGTCAAAGAAATACTTTGCCAATTCTTCACGCTTTACTTCTTCATAATAGAAAGAAGAAGCCGCTCGCTGCAGTTTACCGAACGCTTCGGGGGCTAATGTTTCCCAACCATCAAATGAAGGTCCAATTATTTTTGAACCTCTTACACGTGGTTTGGTATTTGCTTTTTTCTTCAATCTTGCCATTACACATTCTCACTTTGCGCTAAGGTGCCTAAATAGTTGTTCCCATTCCTTTGAACGAGCATCCCAATTAAACACAGAGTCGGTTACCATCTTCAAACGATTGACATTGTCTACAACTGATTGTACATTACTTGACCGATACATGTCAATAGCATTTTTCAAATTACTATAAAAGATTTGAGCGTGCTTTTCTTTATTTTCGTGATAATCATATTGCATAGTCAAATGCATCGATGTTTCAGGCAATGCACCCAAAGATGAATGAACACATGTCAGACCCGCAGACATCGCCTCTATAAGGCACAGACACGAGGTTTCAACCCACGTGCTAGGATATGCAAAGATATGGCATTTTGTCAAATGCTCACGCAACTGATCATTCGCCATCGATGTGTAATAGTTTATTTTTTTATGCTGTTTACAGAAGTTGAACAGTGGCAAAAATGGCTTATCACGTTCTTTCCATCCATACAATTCAAACGATGATATGACATCAAGTTCAATGTTATCATATTTCTTTGCAAGTTCGCTAAACACTTGTACAAGAATGTCTAATCCTCGATGTGGTGTAGAAAAATATACCAACCTAATAACATCACTAGGTTTGTTGTGCGACTCGATAGGTTGAATTGCGTTTTTGATTACAGTTCCTGCAGAATATGGGACGCCTAATACATCATGATATTGCTGCTGTTGCCAGTGCGACACAAACACAATTTTGTCAAATTTATTCCAGCCGCCATTTTTGAGATGTTGAACCTCTGGGTCTGTCGCAAGATCATGCACCCAATAGATATGCTTTTTATCTTTCTCAAATTCACGCACTCGAGAAGGAATAATTTGAAAATTATTAAGTATGGACGAAGGAATTGATGCATGTAATCTTTTTTGCATCAATTCCGTGCCGCCCATAGCTTTTTTATTCAGCTCATTAAGCTCCATGTACGAATTCAGACCCATTCACTCTTTTGAGACGATCCCAACGGAAAGAACGCCAATCTTGATTGGCTGCATCCCACACGACACAAACTTCTTCACTAATTTTTCGAACTTTTTTCTGGCTCAAAGTATCGTCTTTTGTCGCCGGGGGGATAATGTCTGCACATAGTGTTCCCTCTAAAGTACGTAGTGTTCCATCGACTTTTTCGAATACAACTTCTACGATTTGTGTTTTCAGCATTTCTTTTAATTCATTTTTAGTCATTTCATTCTCCTCATAAGGTTCATTTTAAAATCATTAGGTCCAACAATTATTTCATCGTCCCATATAATCAAAGGAACATCTGTTTTACCATACTTGCTGCGCATTTCTTTTATGTCATCTAAACTTTTCAACTCAATAAAATCAAATTCGAGTTCGTTAATTTGACACAACTGCTTTACATACAAACATGATTCACAAGTGTTCATTCCGTATATTTTAATCATTTCTTTTCCAGTTGTCAATACCTTTTTTAAGATTTTCGATATCATCTTGTTCGATACAGTCAACATGATTGCACAAACTGGTAAAATCCATAACATCAACATTCAAAATAACTTCATCTGCAATGTTTTCAAGAACAGGATTTGCGTCTCCGCAAACAACACAATCAGAGGCCCACATCATATCAACAGGCACATCAGGATTTAACTCCTGTAATTCATCGAGCGGTATTGCATATGTTTTTTTCACA